TCGACATAAGCGGTTTCATTCCGGTTATATAGGATCACTTCGTTTCCGAGGTCCTGATATACAGTCCCGACCGCCGCCCCCGCTCCGGTCGCAGTCTCTGCCGCTGCTGCCGCAACTCCGGACGATTCACCGTCGTATTTCAGACGGCACCCTGAATCAAAGTATCGGGTGAATGCCAAGGCGGTCGCTGCGGCTGCAACGCTCACTCCTTGAAACATTGTAACGGCAAACGTGGCCGTAATGGCCGCGCCCGTGATAAGCCAAAACTCGGCCATCTCGTAGCCCTTCATGCAGACAATGTCGCTCTGTCCGCCGCCTGCCTTGTCGATTGGATTCCAACCGACTGCCAAATGATATTTCTTTCCGTATCCTTCCATGTTCAAACCCTCCCTGCCGGGTCGTCCGGCATTTTTAAATTACCGGGTCGTCCGGTAATTAAGCTGCTATTTGTTGTTTATCTTCACAGGATTCACGTTGATAATCGTAATACGTGCATCCTGGTTGACCGTGGATCTCTTTGTGACAATTTTCGCAAACGGTCAGACAGTTTTCCAAATTGTTTAGGCCCTGGTTGCCAAAGTTACGAAGTGACTTTGCGTGTAATCTGCTCCGCCTTTTGCAGGTGTAAGGGCAGACGCTCTCACCGGTTGACCATCTACACGCATCACAAATCTAAATAACGACTGATCGCTGACAAAAGCCACGTGTATGCTCATGTCCGCCCGAATCCCGCCTTTTTCCGCGATGATATAGCCGCTGTTAAAATCGGCCAGGATAATGTCGCCCACGGTTCCCAGTGTCTGGCATTGCTCGATCGGAAATACCGGCCGGCCATATAGGGTATCATAGGGCAGGTTCGACAATCCGCCTGCCGGCATATAAACCGGGATTCCTCCCGTTCCAACAGACAAGCTCATGGAATGTAAAGAGGGCTCGATATTTTGGTTGATAAGCCAGATTGCATTCTGCCGGGATGACGCGAATAGCCTTGACCGCATTTTCATGATGTTTTCAGCCATAACCGTTTGCGCTTTCTGTCCGGTTTCCTTTGCGACGGTCACAAGACTACCCGAATTTAACACGCCCATCGGTTGCCCTGCACCTGTCCCGTTTATGATCGCCTCATCGAGCAAAAATCCGAACTCGGCCACAAACGCTTGTCTTATAAAAGCCTCCAACGCCACGGCATCTGCCAAAAGCTCATCGGTTGAGTAAACAAGTCCAATCAGTTTATGAAGATTCAATTCGATCTGCCTAAACTTCGGTTTGCTGGCCGTTTTGTCAGCGGCTTCGTCAACCCAATATCCGAGGATTCCGCCGGACCTTGTTGCTACCCGGCTGGTTTCGTCAACGCCGTTGATCTTCATTGAATTAGCATTGCCGCTAATCTGAATCCTTCGACACTTGGGTGCAAGGATTCCGGTCTGAAAAACCTGGGTCAGAAGCTCGTTGCTGAAATCCTGCTGAACAAGAAATCCACCGTCAGCCGGTACGGTCTCGCCCATGCCGGTAGCTGCATTGAAAAGCCTAGAATCAACGCTCGCGCCAGGTCGTGCCGCTCTTAAAACTGCGGCCAACTGCTCGCCAAAACTTTTAAATCTGTCCTTGCTGGCTCGGTCAATGCCGACCACTATGCCCGAAGCCTTAACCGGCCCCGGCTGAGTCAGCGCCGGTTCCGGTTTTTTAAGCGCATCCTGCATCCGTTCTTTGCGCTCCAGGGTTGCAACGATATCCTGATACTCCTGTACCGTATCGAGGATTTCCTTCTGGATGGTGAGTTCCGCGCTGGCAGGATCGCGATTTTCATTGACACATTGAGCGTCCATCGCATTCGCTTTGTCCATCAACGCCTTAATATCTTCCTTGTATTGAGAAACAGTTTTCATTATTATTACCTCCTTTAAATTTTAAGTTCCTGTTGGGGCCACCATTTCGGCCCTGACGAGTAGTTCGGCTGTTCGATCCTTTTTCGGTTTCGGTTCCTCAACATCCCGTTGGGCATCAGTATCAGCGTCCCGCTGATTCTGATCGACTACCGGCGGCGGGTCCTCGGGCAGATCAGCGTCCCGCTGATCGTCTTTGAATCCTTCCGCAAGAATCTTTTTTGCCTCTTTATTGGTAAGCCCTGCGTCCCGTAGGGCTTTCTCAAGCGTGCGTTTTGATAGTTTTGAATTTCGATCTTTTATGGACTGCGGCGTGTTGGCGAAAATTGACAAGTCATAGCTGCCCTCAATAGGTTCGCCATCATAAATCCGATCTGCAAAACCGTTTTCAACGGCTTCTTTTGCCGTGAACCATGTCTCGGCGGCCATCCAGCCCAGGATTTTTTTCTGATCATTGCCTGTCTTTTTGACGTAATCATTGGCAATAGCTTCGTTGATTTTGGCATGTAGCGTTGCTTCTTTGCTGATATCGTCAGCTAGTTTAGCCAGATCGTCCGCATTGAAATATCCGAAGATGTCCAGAAAGCTCAGGGCGTTGTGGATCATGAAAAATCCGCCATCGACAATCTCGATCTCGTTTGCGCCCATTACAAAAAAACTGGCCGCAGAGGCCGCAATACCGTCAACGTGGGCTATCACGGTCGCCTTGTGCTGCATGATCGCCGTTTTCATAGCCCTGGCTGCGAAGATGTCTCCGCCGGACGAATCGATACGAAGGTGGATCGTGCTGGCGTCGATCAGATTAAAATCCTTGACCCATTCCAAGTGATCGATGCCGAACCAGCCGCCGATGTCGCCGTATAGATAAACGGTTGCTTCGTTCTGCTTGTTTTGCATGTCGTGGCGGTTATTGATCGCTCGCGCCGCTATTTTTCGGACTGTTAGCATTTGCCTCCCCTCCTGAAATTCAATTCAGGGCAAAGAAAAAGGGCGGTCATGCTAATGTGCTGGCACCAGCATGCCGCCCTTTAATCTTTCTTGCGTCCCCTTCTGGTTGGCCTACCGCCCGGGGAACCCTAATTTTTAATTAATAGTTACTTTCTCCCTGTCTCTATCAGTTTCAAAGCGTTCTGCTGCTCTTTAACCGGCTGCGGTTCCGATTCCGGTTCCTGCACAGGTTGTTTCCCCTGATTTTTTTTCAGGTATTCATCGAATTTACTCAGCGGTATTCTACCGGTCGGCGCCCAAAGTTCATCCGCCAGCGGGTCTTTGCTCGGGTTCATGTCCTCTTTTACTCGCGCCTCGTTTGGTGTCATTATTGTATTGTCTATCATGGCCTTGTAATAAGCTGCCCGGTCCGCCGAGTTTGCCCTTAAAAGTCCCTCAAAATTGTGCTTAAAATAAAACCCTTGTTTTAGCTGCGCCTCTGACAGGAGCTGCATGTTATAGCCTTGCTCATGCCGAATGAACCACGGCAATAAAGAGTCAACGACATAACTGGCGTTTTCAGATTCGATATTGTTAAAAGAACTTTTTGACATTTCCTTTAGTTTATGAACTGGCAAATTCGTCCATCTGGCCATGTCCGTGATCTGGAATTGCCGGGATTCTAAAAACTGCGAGTCGTTGGGCGGGATACCGACATTTTCAATCTTCATGCCGTCTTCGAGCAACATCAGCCGGTGGGCCTTGCCCAGTCCGCTATATGTTTCGGTCAATGATTGTTTCAGATTCTTATGGGAGTCTCCCTTTAACTGATTTGGATGCGACACAATCACGCCAGGATGTGTGCCTTGTCCAAAATATTCGCTCCCGAATGTTTCCATGGCCATGCCCAGGCCGATGGACTTCCGCGCCATTGCGATAACTGAATAACCGATAAAGCCGTCAAATCCCATCCCCGGGATATGTAGGACCCGCTCTCTTTTTAAAGTTATTACTTCATTATCAACCCTGATTTTGTAAACTAAAGCGCCTCCCTCCATTGTTGGAGTAACGCGGTTCGGCGGTATCGGCCAAAGCTCAACTACGTCGCCATAGCCGTCCCGAACTATTTCCGCATATCCATTGCCCCATGTAAGAGCATGCGCCGCTATACATTCCCGGCCAGCCATTGCGGTCATGTATGGATTATATTTGGTGTGCATTACATGATAAAGCCTTTGATTGATTGCGTTTTTCTTGTCTTTACCTTTTTGCTGAATTAAATGAAGTGGCATTGATCCAAGAGGACCGGCAATCAAGGTTATTGCGTTCCAAAATGCTGAATAAGTGAGCGCGGTTTCTTCAGTGACGTTCTCGCCGGATAGCGATTGCGAGCCTATAAGGTTCCAGAGCGAGGTATCCCATGCCTTCGGATCGGAAAGGGATAGATCATTGAAAAATCGTTTTGCTTTCTGGCCGAAGTGCCAGCCAAGCAATTTGACTTTTTCGAATGGACTCACATAGTACCGCCGTTTGTTGAGTGGCTAATCAGTAAATAAATACGCTTAAATTATGAGGCTGTGGGACTTGCTAAGTAAAGCAAATCTGAGGCGGGAGTTAAAAACAGTTCGAAAATAGTGGAAAATAATGTAAAATAGTGTTTTTTATTCCGCTAAATTACCCGGCTTCTGAGCCTGAATTTCAAAATTGAGCTTCTCGGGACCCATATCGTACCTCTTAGCTTTTCGATCTGGAAGTGACCATGTGCAATCCAAAGTCTGATGGTCCGATCAGAAACAGAAAAATAATCCGCCACCTCGTTGATTCGAAATAGATCGCGCTTCGGTAGTCCGCTTAAATCCTCGATTTCCTGATCGGATTCAACAAGGTTTTCGGGGGTAATTTCCGGTATGGGCTCCGGTATCGTCTCAATTATCTCTTTTTTTACTTCTTTTTTAGCCATTAATCGGGTTCTCCTTTTCTGCATTTAAACCATAAACATCTTCCCTTTGTATTAATAACATTGCACTTTCGATGTTCTGTTATCCCGGTCACAAAATTAATATGATAAGATTTGGGATTGCTACAAATAGATTCCGGATGTGGAACATACCAAGCCCCGGAAGGTTTGAGTATAAAAACGCAATCTTTACAATAAATTGTTTTCATAATGACATACGCTCCTTTATCGGTTTGGCGGCGGTT